TCCAGTTGTTCTTCATCTACCCTACGTCCTTCAGCTTCGGCATCCTCAATGAACGGATGCTTAGTACGGAAAGTACGTAAGCTGATTCCTTTCATTGAAAGCAACTGACCTAATTGTATCGTAGTGCCTTGAATATCTGCGCCGGGAATTGAGTAGGAAACAACATTATCATGTGTTTCAAAGTGTTCGTTTGGAGTGAACTCTACTTGTCCAAAATCTCCAGCGTAGCCAGTGAACATAGAGAACTGTTTAGCCCCAAAGTAACCTTTATAAGTAGCGAACAGGCATTCGTTTAGATGAGGAAGATGAGCCTCCATAATCTCTTGCATCTCTTGGATGCGCGGATCAAGCGCCGCGCCCATAAGGGAATCGATTCCTCTACCTGTACGGAGCGCTCCATAGGTTTCTCCACCAATCTGGGGAACGGTTCCTGTTGAAATACGAGCATTTCTTTCCAATCTGTCGATCGCAATGTTTGTACTCGGATCAGGAGTTGATCTTAATTCGCCAATAGCTTCAGCATCAAGGAGTACGTTTACTTCCCCTTCACGACCGTCCTTCCATTCACCTCCGACGATCATGGGTACCTGACCCGATCGTCCTATTATATACCTATCAGGAAAGATTGCTTTTTCTTGTGCAAGTATTTCCAATGCCATCATTTTTGACATAAGATCCACAATTCCTACAACATTAGAAACGGAGGAAGCTATCTTGTCCAACGAAACTCGACCCGGAGTTATAACACAAGGCATACCAGATTTGTTAGGCGCACGAGATAGTTCTATTTGCGTACTATGATATGGGTAGGTTTGATTATAATGATTGTAACGTGGTCCCATTATTCCAATAACAATGTGTTCTTCATCCACCCATTCGCACACATCCCACAATTCTTGACGGGCGTTCTTATCTGAAGCTACAGGGCCACCATTCTCTTGCCTAGCGGCAGGATAATGCGCTCGTAACCAGTCACCTGACTTGCCGTAAATGAAACCACAGTTACGTGGAGGTTCTACATCTTCATATGCTTTAGGTTCTGGGTATACACCAAGAGGATCACGAACATCAATACGTGGCAACCCCTTTTCAAAATCAGGAGTAACTACTAGACATGATGTAGCGTATCCAGCTAGATGACGGTATGCCCTACGCATCTTTAGTTTATACTTTGAGGAATACCAAGTAGCGGCAAGTGCGCGTCTACGAATATCAGCATATTCACGGGAACGAACACCTCGTTCTTTCGACTGGTCTATAGCAGGACATCCAATGAAAGGCATAACTGATGAGGCTCGTTGAGCTACAGCATCAATGTTCTCTGCTATAAGAGCAGGAGTTAATGGAGGTAAAACAGGTTCATTCTCCATTGAAGGAAGAGGAATTACATAATCCCCGTTGTATCTTTCTTTAACTTGAAGCATTCTTTCCAATAAAGGACTTTGTATATCCTGCCTTTGTCTTATAATCCCTACTATTTCATCAAAGGTATACATTAAAAAACCCTACTATTAGACACACTTGTCTTCCAAGGTAGTCCTTTAAAGTTGAATTGTGAAGAGTCAACACTATATGATTGTTTCCTTTGCCGCCAGAGTATCCAAATGAACCATAATGCCATCACTTGATCCTGTCTTAGTTTAGTACCCCGTTTTAATGGCCGCCATGCTTTCAACTGTCTTATTAGTTCATCAGCTTGATGGCGTGTGGATGGATCATCTGCATAAGGAATGTCTATTTCACCACGCATAAACGATAAAGCCATAGAAGGAACTCCAATAGTTTCATCATACTTGTTCATACCAGTTAAATGTTCCCTCACACGGAAACCATAACGGTCAGTCATCTCTATAAGACGCTCATCACGAGATAAACCTTTCTGGAATACCATCGCTTCAATCACAACATCCGATACAGTCGCACCATTCTGCCCACATCTAAGTACTGCTTCTTCAACAATGCCGAGTATCTGCTCATTACGGGTAAGACCCACATCCTCCCTAACGAAAAGAATCTTTAACTTATCCTCATGTGGAGTAGCCGCTATCACACAGTTGTTAGAACCCAAAGCAGGATCTAACCCAATGTAAACAGTGCAGTCCTTTGGTGGATGATGATTCACTGAACGTAAAGGATTCAAACATTTCTGTATAGATTCCTCATCGAACGTAGCTTCAGCAGAAGAACTTGGCTGTTGCATATAGTTACGTGACCATGCCTCTTCCCCAACCTTGCGTCTAATCCTGTCAAGCGCATCCATAGAAAACATCTCAGGCCACAACGGTTCAGGTTCGCCATCATCGTTAGTTACTATCGCAGGGAATCTAATCACAGAAAGAATATCTGGATCTATCTCATTCATCACACGTTCATAAAAATCGCCTTCACCCACACGAGTACCATTAATACTCGTTCGACCATTCTCACCCGGACGGGTTAACCAGTCCTGACGGAAAATCTCGAACATCTGTTCGGTAAGGTTCAACGAAACACGAGATTGAATATCATCAATATGCAAATGATCGGTACGTGTACCAGCAATCTTCGATCTCCAACCTAAAGAAACCATCGAATAATCACGTTCATCGTGACTAGCCTTCTTAAACACGTTAAAATAATCAGCACCCCACGATTGAGCAGTTTTACGACCACTCTGATTTTGAGGTACGAAAGGCCCATATTTAGCTACATATTTAGGGAAAGGTCCATGAGGTTCCATCCTAGTACGTATACGCCCAAGAATTTTGCGAGCCATGTCTTGGCCCTCAGATCCGACGGTGATCCTGAATTCGGGGTTGGTCGCCAGTTTGTAGCAGAAGTAGTCCTCGGCCAACGTTGTTTTGCCGTGTTCTGGAGGCCAAAGGATGAGGGTGATGTTTCCGGGTGGTGTGTTTTCATACGCTTCGATGGCTTTGATATGGAACCAAGGGGACATGTGGCCGAAATAGTGACTTCTGAAACTTTGAAACGTGCCGTCCCACTTATCCACACCGCCGTCAGCGAGAGCTTTCGCCCTGATGGAGTCAGCTTTCTCAGCGAAGTCAGGTATCCTTTGTCTCCACTTGTCATAAGCGGAGCGAGTGACACCAGCGATAGCACACGCCTTAGAGATAGTTCCATGCTCCGCGAGTCCTTCAAGGAACAATTCACGAGTCTTCTGTCCCCTGACTTTGCTGACGTTGCCGCCATGTTGTTCATGCGTAGCGTTAGTCATGGCCCCCCTTGGATCAATCAAAGACAGAGTGGGCTACCTCTAAGTCTAAAATTTCCGTAGCGATAACCCCTTCTATCCCTTGGAATCTTACTGTGTGTACACCTGCTTCAGCTAAAGTTAGATCAACATAATATACACCTGTTGAACTTTTTGTAGCCGCAGGAGTGGCATCTGTCCCACCTGAAGGTTTACGCCAAGTAATAGTTACACCTGCCGCATCTCCTGTAGGATCAGCTAGAGTCCCATCAGTTGTAAAGTTCGCTGTTACACGTACTGAGTCTCCGTTGTCATATACTGCCATTAAATCTCCTACCCGACACTTGCTTCTAGCGTAACATCATGGTACGTGGAAGGCGAGAGTGTTACGTTAGGTTTAGGGAATTTTAGAAGAATGACAGTAGTCACACTAGCTGTCGAAGTCCAAGCCGCCGCTATAGAAGCTTCCTCAATGATAAGAGTAGCTGTCGATAACACCGCTGAAAGAGAAGCCCCTATAGGCTGTTCTTGAATCAGCGCCGCTGAAACAGTCGCCGTTGCTGTAAGAGCAGACGCTATAGAAGCCTCTTCTATGATAACTGTTACTTCTGATGCTGTCGCGCTTAAAGCAGAAGCAATAAACGTATTCATGTTCAAATCTGTGCTTACAGAAGCAGAACTTGAAATAGCTGAAGCGATAGAAGCTTCCTCTACGATAACGGCTGTTATCGAAGCTGAAGAAGAAACCGAAGAACTTAAAGCACTCGTCCAGTTAATAGACGCAGTTACAGAACCGGAACTTGAAATCGCCGCTGAAATAGGATGATTGTCGCCACCTCTGTAAAGTTTTAATGTACGGCGGTAATCCCATCCGTTTCTGTACGCAACCCCAGCAACGTTACCGTCATAGTTGTAAGAAGGTAACCTGTAGTCTGTACTGGCTTGACGATAGTCAATAGCCATTATTCAATCTCATCCCACGTTTGTGTTTCTTCATTCCACATTTTGAATGGTTGCGGATACATTCCGTTCTCACCTAGTTCATCGGGATAATTCGAACCGAGTGGAGAAATCCAACAATTACTTTCCTCGCTCCAAGTCCAAGAAGGATATGGCTTCTCTGGTTTAACCCATGAGACAGAATCTTCATCCCAGATGTAACCTTCGACATAAGCAACAGGGGCTTCCCAGTTACTTGTTGAAGTGTTCAAAACCCATGAAGGGTATTCCTTCGGTTTCACGAAGACATCTAGTTCTTTGTCATAAGTGCCACCGATTGCGGCATGACTTCCTCTTAAGGGTGTTCCATCATCGACGTTTCCATTCTGGTCATGGTGTTGACCATCCCAAGTCCACAGAGACGATTGAACCCATCTGTCATGCCCGAAGAGATTGTTTAAGAAATTAATTCCTTCTTGTTCATCTTCAA